CAGTTTTTCATCTTACTCATATCACATATTCTTCTTTGAATTTTTCCAATAGTCCACCCTGCATGGCATATGCCTCAATCTCCCAAGGCTCATCATCATATGCAGTAGTATCATCATAGACCTTACCCATGTACATCTTACGAAATCCATCAAGGTCTTTCATCTTGCGAGTGGCACCCTGCCACACATGCACCATCTCATGGCACACAGTCTCAACCAGTTCTTCATCGTCAAGGTTCTTATCAACGTCAATGTAGAAGTCACGATTACCATCACCCTCGTAACACCAACCAGCAACACCTTCATTCTTGAGGTTCTTGAGGTTGAGTTCAATCTCAAGGGTTCGCATACGAGGCATCAACTCACTGATGCAGAAGATAACGGCACTCTCAGCGAGAGCCCGTTTCTTCTTCGTAGCACCTATGACATTAATGTAGTTCATATCAACCCTTTCCTAAAATACAACGAGGGCAAACCACCCTGCCGCAAATAGGGTTAACATGAACATGGTTTCAATAGCGATTGTTGCAATCTTCTTCATAATTAAGCTCCCGTCCAACCAACAGTGTAACCACCTTCGAGAATGTTTCCACGGGGGAAGTTCCGAGCAGGAGCAGCCCAACCAGCGGCTTTCAGAATGTCGCCCTTCTTGAACTTCTTGTCGTTGTCGGTGTTGACAACAAAACCCCAAACAGTGTTGTTCGTGACGACCTTGATGTATTTGGAACCAGCCTTGTAGGTAATTCCCTCGTTAAATTCAGCAATCATCTTCTTACGAATCTCACCGTTACCAGAATTGTACCGAACATCGGCATAGTCTGCTTTGATGTTCTCAATCAGGGTGTTCATTTCGTTGTTCATGTCTCTTCCTTTGTTTTCTCAGTTTATACCTAAGTATAGACCAAAAATCAGAGTTTGTCAACAAAAATCGTACATGCTAAGTCATTGATTCTAAAGGAAACTCAAAAAAAGTTAGCCATTTGCTAGTCCTTTTGACTGAGGATAGTCTGCATGTTCGATTCGTCTGTAGTCGTCATCCCAATCAAATGCTTCCTTGACCACGTTATCAGATAGGCCCTTGTACTTACGGTGCAGGGACTTATCCTTTGCAGCGATCAATAGTTCAGCCTCATCCTTGTGTAGTCCCTCAAGCATCTGGACAAACATCATTTCACGTTTGTTCTGAGTGAGTTGTGGATTACCACCCTTGATGAAGTGATACAACTTACGGGACTCATGACCCAATAGAGTATGTTCTGTACCCTCTGGTGCATCATTCTCTCTATATGGTACATCACCCTCTGGTAACACCCATTCAATTTTGGGATCAAAGGACGCCTTGCAAATCATGCGAAGTGCATCGGTCTGGTACTGTTTTAGAAATGTAACCTTCTCTTTCTTTGATTTGATTTTAGAAACCTGTGTTAAAATCTCTGCAAAGCTGCGTGTGTATGTGTCGATTGCCATTAAAATTCTCCTATCGATTCAACGAGGTTGCGTAACCTCTTTTGTGTAAAATAATTTAGTAGTTTGCTTCGGTCACCTTCTGGTGCCTCTTGGTACTCTTTCAATATCTCAATAAATAACTCAGGTGGTGATTCTCCCAAATCAATCAGCTTCTTGTTCCTCTGGTAATTACGTTTGACTTCATCGTTGGGGAAATCCCCAACGATCATCGCAGCGATTTTCTTCTTACTTAGGGGTTTCTGACGAATACCATCTACAAAGGTATTATCTGGAGATAACACATTAGGAACACCGTCACTGCTGTCACCCTTTAGAACATGTTCACTCAGATAGATATCTGGGTCAACACCGTTCACAAATTTCTTGGTGATTGGGCTGTACTGTGTTACATTACGGAACTTCTGCAACTGAATAAAATCCTTGTCGCCAGACAGGATCAACGTCTTACCGTTATCAAACTCCAACTCACCAGCAAGAGCAGCAATGATATCATCTGCCTCTGCACCGTAGACCTCTAGGTATTTGTATGGGAAGAACTCTTTCAGTTCAGCTTTAATTGCGTTCAACACCGTAAAGATAGCATTCCAATCGTTACTAGAGGAATCCCTACCCTTCTTGCGACTGTGCTTGTACTCAGGATAATAATCCCGACGCCAGTAGTGTTTGGAGTCATAACATAGAACCAGTTCACCATACTCATCGCAAAACTTCATGCGATACATGCGTAGGGAATTCAGAATCATATGGCGAACCATATCCTCATCGGGTGCAGTCTGCTTTGTCATGTGCAGATGCATCATCACGGATGCAACTGAAATTTGGTTCATGTCAACTAATATCATAATTATTCTTTCGTTCTATTTATAACTGTCGCATTGAAGCTCATCATGCGCCGTTCACCTTCTACAGAGAAGGGATACACAAGATGCTTCAACCAAGATGGAAACACAAGAAACTTGCCCACCTCTGGTTTGAATTTTATATTGTCAGATCGAAATGATTGGTTTTCACCAAATGAATATTCTATCAATCCCTTTGCAGGATAGTGATCTTGGAAATCTTCTTCCCACTCATCGTTCATTCCTTCTGGTACTTTCAGATAGACGCCAGCAGAGAAGTCTCCATTATGATGATGAAAGGGATTGAAGTCACCAGCATATTGACTAACTACCCAACTATGAGTCAGATGGATATTGTTGATAGTTGGTTTCTTTCCAGTACCCATTCGAGTCCAAGGATTATTTCTTTTCTTATCAATCATGTAATTGAGATAATCAAGGCATCCCTGTTTCATAGTCGTGAAAAGAAATGTTCTATCATCAGGGTCAGTGACAGGAATTAAAATCTCCTTGTTCACCTTACCGACAAGCTTGTGCGACCAATCCCACTTCTTACTCTTTTCATCACTAGAGAGAACATCATCAGCTACAGTGTTAACGATATTAACGAACCTGTCTGAAACTGTTGTCTCTAGGATTGCTGGACTAAATGGTTCATGAAATTTCTGGGTCATCTTCTTCATCATCTCCTTCTACCAAATTTGCAAGTTCAACAATAGTATTAAAATCAACTTCTGTTTCAAATGTGTCACCAGATTCCATAATATCAACAAACTCTTCTACGAACTTGTGTGTTGGATGAACCATTTTCATATCTCTGTAAAGAGAACCCTTAACCAGTTCAATAAGCATAGCCATGTCACGAATAAAATCTTTCGTGCCAACATCAATACCGTTCTCACTCATGGTATGAATCATCTGTACCATCAAACTCTGAGTTAGGTCTTCAGCAAACTGAAGATTTTCATGAAGTGCAATAACATCCTGATCAGGAAGCTTTACTTCTCTTACGCTTTTTACGGACCACGGACCCTTTATCACGTTCTCCGGTGGTGTCGTCTCTCGGTCGCTCATTTCCATATTCCTCTTGAAGCATTTCTTGTGTCCACACACATCCTAAATCAGGATAGAATGTTCCCACATCTCGTTTTGGTTGACCCTTGTGTGGACCATACCAGTAGTAAGCCATTGCCACACACCTGTTGCGAATCTTACCTTGTTGCTGTTCTCCGTAGAACATGTCCACCCAAACACCATCACGAAGGTATTTTTGCATATTGCGAACATAACCCTCATGATCTGCAAGTTTTGCGACGGCGCCCTTTACTTTTTGTCTTACAGCCGCACGTTCAGACTTTGCATAATCCTGTTGAACCTTGATCCAGTTCTTAACTCTAACAGGACTTAACTGATGTTCATCAGGAAGACCACGCAAACTCTCATGTATGTTGGTCTTACCATAATCAGGATTCTTAGCAAGTTTTGCTTCTCTTGCTTTTACAAGACGTTCTGATGCAGCTGCTTTCTGTTCATCAGTCATAGGTTTGCGGGGTTTGCGTTTCTTAGGTGCTTTCCACTCACTGTTGTCTGTAGTAGCAGTTAACTTCTTCTTGCGTGCCATTGGATTAGTATCCTTGTTCTTCCATTCGTTTTTCTAGACTACGTTTCTGCCTACGTTTAGATGCAGCACGTTCATGTCGGCGTTTCTCGCCTCTACTCATATAAAACTCTCGTTCTCGTAGTTCATTAAAGAACCCATCTTCGGTGAGCTTCTTCTTTAGAATCCTCATCGCCTTGTCAACATTATTATTACGCACTTCAACTTTCACACCAATTCTCCTTCTTTTGAATAGTATACACTCTTTAGGTCAAATAAGTCAATGCACTTTTTGCATCCACTGCATGGTTTTGACATACCAGTAATCCATTTTCTGTTTGCCTTATCTCTCTTTGCCCTTACAATATATAGTTCGCACTTAGACAAGTCTTCTACATCAATAGACTTTAGTGCGTTCTTGATTGCATGGACCTCTGCGTGAAAAAATACCGCATCCTTGTTCTTGCGAAATTTGGCTTGAAAGGGATGCGTCTTCTTATGGCAATATCCATAGGAAATTACCTTACCCTTGCGTACCACTGCTGCAGCAATCCTTGCACCACGAACAGGTTCTACTGATTGTGCAATCTTGAAAGTCTCATCGAATATCTCAGTATTCATCCTCGCCTCATCTTTGCAACTTCTTCAGCACTCTTCTTGTTACGAACTGGTACTGCATTGGATTTGTGCATCTGTGCGATACCTATAATCTCATTACCAGTGTAAACATTCTCTGGTTTCTTTGACATAGAAGAATCATACAGAACATTATTGGTAGACCCGGCAGGATTCGAACCTGCGACATAACCGTTATGAGCGGTCCGTTCTAACCAGACTGAACTACGGGTCTGTGATTTGGCGCACTCGACAGGACTTGAACCTGTGACCCACGGCTTAGAAGGCCGTTGCTCTAATCCAACTGAGCTACGAGTGCCTATACCCATCTTCTTGAGAAACTTTGCGTGTTGACGCTCTGCCTCTAGGACAGAGGCCGACTTCTTGTTTTGTTTGCGCTTGCGAGTATTCGTAGTCGAATAATACACAGGCAATAAATGCATACCGCTCATTATATAACTATAGACTAATTTCTAGGATTTGTCAAGTAGTTTTTTCAGATTCTTTAACCGCATTTGCGATTAATTCTGAAATAGGAATCAATTCTTTGTCGCCATCCTTATCCAGTGAGGTTTCAACGAAGCCCTCTTTTTCTAAGGTTTCAAGCATAGCACCAACGATATTCTCAACATTTGCGGTTGAGAAATAGTTCCCTGCATAATATGCGGCACCAATTGCGGCCATTGCAAGAAATGTGTGAAGGTATACATCCATAATCATATTTATATCTTTCCTTAGAACCAATCTACAAGCATACTATACACTAAAAATTGATCCATGTCAAGACATTTCTTTGATTTTTTTTATTTAGTTGTGGCTATGAACACACCGTTCCAATCTGGTTCCAGCGGTTGGGTCTTCATGAACTCACACCTTTCAATCCACATTGTATAGTAGTTTTTCATTTTACCATCGAACTCATTCATCAAGTCATTACACAATCGAATAGCATCATCAAATCGTTGATTGCTATAATACTCGTGCATTCTTTCATGCTGGGTTTCTGCCATGGCCCAATCAGTATTCTTCATCATCCAATCCATCTCACTCAGGACGGTGTAGATACGAATACCAATGGTCTTACCCTTGACTGCCAGTTCATCAACCTTGAGGTAGAAGAAGTCATCCTTGGTCATGTCATAGGTAGATTCTCCTACCAACAGCAGACAACCATACTCCTTACACTTTGATTCGATACGAGCAGCAGTCGATACTGCATCTCCTAGAACATCGTAGCTGTGTCTCATAGTAGAACCCATCTCTCCAAGGTAACCAAGGCCGGTGTTGATACCAGCACCCATTCCTATAGGTGGTTTACCTTCTGCAACAATCTTGTCGTTAAACTTCACTACTGCATCTAACATCTTTAGTCCAGTGTTGACTGCGCTCCTTGGATGGTCATCATCATCAATCGGTGCGTTGTGTATGTGCATAGACGCATCACCGATATATTTGATCACCATACCGTCTGAGTCTAGGATAGGTTGCGTAATTGCATCCATGTACCCATTCATGATTTCAGTAAGACCCTTCACGTCATCACCAAAACTCTCACCTAATGGTGTGAACCCACGAAGGTCAGAGAAGCAAATACTGATCTCCTTCTTCATACCATCTTTGATGAGTGCAGGGTTTTCTTGTAGTAACCGAACCACTGTAGGTGAGGCATACCCAGCAAACTGTTTCTTGATCTCCATCTTCTCTTTATATTCTTCCATGAACCGTAGGAACGCAGCGATAGCCCAAACCACAAACATGGTAAGGATAGGATAGGACCAATCCACTAGATAACTATACTCTGTAAAGAGGTAGGACGACCCGTAGAAGGAACCAACAAGAAAAATGGGTAGTAACACTGCACCAAAATACCATGCGAGTGTGAGAACCACTGATGCTAGGATTAATGCACCCACTCCACTGACTGCAAGTTCAGCAAGGTCAGTCCAATATGGACGG